GACGTTAGAGGCGAATGCAGATGGTTTGGAGAGGTCTTCAAGTATCTCTTCTTGCGTGCGCTTGGGAGGCTTTGGCATAGGTGGATGTTAAGACCTCTGTTTGTTTTGAGCCACAATAATTTGGGGGGGTATATGCGTATTAAATGGGGGCTGGGGGGTTGGCGGGTGGCGTGGTGGTGGTCGGATACTTTGCAAGGGATTCTGCTCTAGGCTTTCTTCGTCTCATTTGCTTGTGACGAGGCTTAGGAGTTTTTGCTTGTGCATCTTGTTGTTGTTCAACAATGTTGCTCTTGTTGATACAATACTTATTATTCGACAAATGGTTTTCTGGTTTGGTAGCAACTGGTTGGATATCAATGTAGTTATGACTGCTTTCAATTTGTCGCTTTTCAGGACTCGCTGTAATTTTCTTTCTCCCCGCGATGCCCGCGAGTAAAGAGGCTAGGTTTCCGCTGATTCCGTGGGTGACGTCCTGGCTAACTTGCAGACGGGCAGAGGGTTGTGCGTGATTATAGATTCGCTCGGCCATCCACGCTTTTGCTTGCCACGATTTTGCACCCGCTAACTCTATGTCTCGGAGGAGGGACAACTCGTGTTTTTTTCTGGCTGTCTCCACTCTACGAGCGAAATCGGGTTTTCTTTGCGACCAAGTGCGAATAGTGGAAGGATTAACGCCGACCAATGCTCCCGCTTTTTCCAATGTGAAACCAGACCCACAAGCCGAGATTATTTCCTCGGCAATCTTTTCGGTAAATACTTCACGCCCATTCTTAGCCTTTTCGATTGGTGCGGTGGAGTCCGCTGCAACATCCATAAGTAAGACTTATAACATAAGGAGAGGCAAAATAAAGTTAAAATATCGCTTGCATCTATAGGCAACCAGCTTTAGTTTGACCTTATGAAAAGCAACACACAACTGACGGCCAATCTCCTAGAGGTTGGGAAACGATACTATATGAAATCAATAAACGATCACGGTTTTGTCGAGGTGATCTGCGAGGAAATGATTGTGGTAGATCGTGGCTTTTACGGCCAGCCGATTTACTTGATCGCTCGTGCTTCCGATGGTGAAAAGTTTATGATTACCAGACTACGGAAGGATCACTTCGAGGATGCAAAAGGTCGGAGGGTTGGGTTTGTGGAGTTTGCGGAGGTTGTAAGCAAATGAGCAAAACCAAAACGCCAGACGATTGCGGAGATAATAAAGTCATATTCCGATATGATGACCCAGCGTTCTTTGTCGGTTATTATGCTGGGGAAACTTGGAACGGCTGGGACTGCGTCCGAGTCGATAAAGCCACATTCGATCAGTTAAGGAAAATATGTGAGGAGCAAGGAGGAGATGTGGAGGATTACGACAACGCAGAGGCAGACGAGTTTGGTTTGTATTCTCTTGACGGCCATTGCTCCCAAGTCTGCGGGTTTACTCATAAGGGAATCTTTGTGACTAATCCTTTTCAGTCTGACTGCGGAAGATTTGAGGCAGACCCAGAAAAAGATTATGGATTCAGTCACGAGGAGTTGGTTGCGATATTCGGTGATAATTACAAAGTATTGAAAAGCTAAGGCGATCAGACCCCGAACACATCGAAAGGTGTGTTTCGGTCTGGCCGATAGGCTGGAACAAAAGAAACAAAAACGAAAGGAAACGACACAATGATGACAACAGCAGAACCAAAAAAGAAGAATGACAATGGCTTGGCCGATATGGTCAAGAACATCGCCAAAAACATAAATACTGGAGAATATGAGCCAACCTCTGAAGATGGTTGTAATGCCTACGATTATCTGTCAGACGCGCTTGATTTTCGGTGGATTGTGCAAAACGATCTCACCTTTATTGGTGCGAGGGTTCTTGTTGCATTCGGTGGTCCGAATGTGTGGATTGATACAACCACGCAAAAAGTCGAGGGATATTGGTGGGGAGATTATGCTGAAGCGAGATATCATAATGATCCTATGGGATTGAATGAAGCACTAGAGGATCTTTATCAAAGCAGACTCGATGAGGCAAAGAGAAGAAAATGATCTGCTTCTCCATCTACTCACGGAACGGCTCTTTTGTCTGCCGTTTTGATGACCGCAGCAAAGCCGAAATGTGGAGGAAGTTTCACGGCATCCAAGATTACGTTATTAGAAAGGAGGTATGGCGATGAACTCACCCCAAATCTACTCGCTCGGACTATTGCACGGAGGACTCTTGCTCGGATTCGTCTGGCTAGTCTGGCCAAAACGGAAATAGTTTTCCCTCGTCCATCCTTTTAACCGAGGGTGGGAGAGGTCAAACCCGCTTGGGATGACCTAACAAACAGAAAAGAAAGGACGCACGCACAATGATAAACCGCATACCACATCCACCAATCAAATTAAAATGTTCTGGAAGAACAATAGTGCACACTATTGAGACAAATGGATCGCAGAAAGCTACGGCCTTGGAAGATTTTTCACAGCCTTGGCTTGGTTATTGGATGACCAATGAGGAGGCTAAGGAGTGGAAAGGATTGGTGACTGCATCAATGACTAGCAACGGATGGGAGGTTGTAGCCTAGTCTCTCCTCGTTCCACCTCGTAACGGAGGTGGACGGAGGATGGATTTTGGCTCTCGCCAAGGCATCCTAATAAACGGCAGCGCAGTCTTTATTGATTGCGCGAATGAAAGAAAGAAAGAGGATATGATGAAAACATTTATTGATATATTGGATGAGATCAGAGAAAAGCTAAACTCAGCTAGGAAAGACGCTCTTAAGATGGGCGAGACTAACATAGTGGATAAAATTGATTCAGCGGTTGACGCTCTAAACGATTTAGAGCCTTAACTCTTTTCTAGTCGCGCCAAGGGTTCAAACCCCAGCGGCTTTTCGCGCTTGCTTACAAACGGCAGCGCAGTGTATAAGGAGAAATAAATATGAAAAAAAGAATAAGCAAAAGAATAAAAAGGATAGGATGTTTTGAATATGGTTATATTAGAAAGCCATCAGAAATGTTGGGAACGATGTACCCACACCGCCCGCATTGGTGGATTCAGCATCTTGGCAATGGATTGGATGCAATATACAAAACCAAGCGGGAATGTTTTGAGTGGATGAAGTTATGGGATTTGAGATGAACGAAGACGAGATTATTAAAGCTTACCTTTCGCGCCTGGGCAAGAAAGGCGGGAGCGTCAAAGGTCCGCAGAAGGTGCGACCCAAGGAACACTATCAGAAGGCGGTAGGTATCCGTTGGGCTAAATATTGGGAGCGTCAACAAACGGAAGCGCAGCCACCTAAAACGGCAGTCTAGCGTCCGATACGGCAACAGCAGGCTCGGTTGTCTAGCGGTTCAACCTTGAATTTGATGGTGTATTCTGATGGCTTCACCTGGTGTGAAGTATTCGAGCATCCATTCTTTGCTGACGATTTGAGCTTCGGTTTTGAAGTAGTCGCGTGCTTCTTGGCAATACTCATGGAACTCTTTTGTACTCTGCCATCGCAATCTTTCAAGTACAACCGCTTTTAGATTTAATTTTTCGCCAAGACTTGCCTTAATGTTTTTACCTAGTTTCGCAAATTCTTCTGGCGACCACGGCGGTAGGTTTATGATTTTCTTAAACCTTTGTTCTATTCGCTTGTTGACGTACTCGCATCTTTCACGGAATGTTTCAAAATACTTGTTACTTAGAACGCAATTGCAGTCCTTGCATGAGTAGGTCCTTATCCCTTTAGAGTTAAGCGTGCCGTTTCTTACGATGCTGTCATCAAAATAGGATACCGCTATGACATGGTCTATTGAATTGGCCGTATCGCCACAATAAGTACAGATTCCTCTCTGTCCGAATAGATAATCTGGTATGAGATGCCTAATTTTGGGGGTATCCGCGTTCATTTTTAACATAAAAACCTCGCCACGGGGCTATAAACGCCAAAATAGGCCATCTAGGCGCGTCTTTTGGGCTGTACTCGTCACCAGTTCTTGCAGCTCCACGCACGCGCCGTTAGCTTGTTGGGAGGGTTGCTATCGCACTTGTGCCTAGCTCTAAAGCTACGCCTGCGCTCTGGATTGCTCTTCTTAATAGTCATTTTAGGGTCGCCGTAGCGGATAACCTTGCTTTGCCCATCCTTACATGCGCGGACTACGAATTTACGCGCCTCGCCAGGTGTGCGCCTCGGACTATTGCATGGCAGTTCTCTAGGATTCATCATCTACCTCATCTTGATCCCAAACCTCAGGGCAAGCATCGTGGAGCGACTGGAGCGCCTTCTGGTGGCTCTCAAAGAAGCCTGACAGCCTCTTGACCTGCTCGGTAAGGCTATTCCATTGCACTTCAAAGACCTCATAGGAGCAGTTGGCATTCATATCGTCCACCAACTGGCCTAGCAAACGTAACACGCCATGCAACTGTGCATTCTCACGTTGAAGCAGGGCAATGAACTTGTGCGCTACCTTCAACTGCTCTCTATCGTGGTTCAAACCCACCCTTCTTGGCTTTCATCATGCGCCACACCTTTGGGCTGATGGTGCTTTTAGATTTAGGACGGCTAGTGCCAGCCTTACGGCGGGCGTTAATGTTGGCGTATAGACCTGGCTTTGAGTTGTTCATTTCACGATTGTACCACACCCACCACCTGATAACCAACTTCGTTCCTTGGCAGGTGTGAGCGTGTCCAGCCAACCCAACCAGCCCAGCCCAGCCCTGCCAGCCCTGTTTGTTCATTTAGGAGAACGCTACGGAAATAGCGTAGCGTAGTAGGGACAGGACGGACTAAGGAGTCCTGTTCCTACTTTTCCTTCGCGAATTATTCCTTATATATATAAGGAGTCTGACTGCTCAAGGAATGATAGTGTTTTGAAAGTGGATTAGAAAGCAGTCTGATTGGCAATATACAAGCCGCTGTCAGACAATATCTTGTTGGCTTTATGAAGGCGTTTTAGATAGCGATAAAAGGTACTTTCGGATACTTCCAGCTTTTCAATGATATGGCGGCATAAATCACCCGCTTGCCACTGCTTGCTACCCATCTCAGTTAAGAACCTTTTATCGTCAACCGCCTTGTGTGCGCCTGGCTTCTTTAGCTTATCTGGATTGAGTGCAAAGTTGGCTTGGAACAGCGGGTAATGCCACTGAACGACAAAGCTATCTACTGGCGGGAAGTTACGCAGCGTGATGTCACAAGTGTAAGTCTTCTCATCCTCCTCGTGGGCAGTCAGAACGACCAACGTATCTGGATTACGGGCAAACACGCCCGACCCACTGAAGCGGTCAATCGACTCTGCCCCCGACTTGTTACCCTTGCTGAAGTGGTGGCTTAGTATGATTGACAGATTGTGGCGTGTCGCTAGGTACTCAAATTCGTTCATAAGTGATGACATGTCACCCGCGCTGTTCTCGTCTCTCTCGCCCATCAGCATATAGTTCGGGTCAAGGATGATCGCTTGGTATCCCTTACCTTCAATCTGCTTCTCGATCATAGGACGGATGAGAGTTAGGTCGGCAGCGTGACCTCGGAGCGTCCACACATCAAAGTCATCGGCCTTATCCTCTAGTCCTTTGGCTTTGATAACATCGGCCAAACGATTGCGGAACGACCATTCTTGGATCTCGAAATTGATAAACAACACCCGCGACATCTTGCACTGCTGCCCCCACCAAGGCACGCCAGCGTGTAACGAAAGGGCTAGGTCGATCAAGCTCCAACTCTTAAACGCCTTGCTCCCTCCACCCAGCAACATCTTCCCGCCTCTGTGCAGCATTCCCTCAATTAGCGTCTCTGGCGCGGGTAAGTCTTCCTTAACAAGTTGTGCATAAGATTTAATCGGCGGCCACTCGTCCGTCTTCGGTTTGATACCAAGTGCTACTGCTGGCTCTATCATTTTCCTCCTTTGCAAAACCATAATAGGCTTTGCATTTTGTCTTCTCTCTTTGCCCCAGGAATCCTAACGGGTTGGCTGGGTTTGAATGTTGCAGGATCGCATCCTAACGGAATAAGAAAAGCTTTTAACTGTTCCACCCATTCGTTCTTAGGTGGCATCTCAAACCAACCATGCAAGCTCTTTCCGCCAGTATTAACAACGGCGTGTAGCTTCATGCTGAATAAGTCGCGCATCAGTTGGAACACCGCGCCCATCTGTGGCTTAGTTAGAACATCCGATTCGACAACCAAGAATATCCTATCCTCAACCGTATCGTTGGACCTACTGACTGTGCCTTGCTTGTAGGTCGCGCCAGTTGTGTATTGCCCAATCGGTTCATCCAGTTTCTTCCAATCGTAAGCAGTGCGGAAGTTTTGTGGATGCTTACCGCTATCCGTGACGTTACCTATCCAGATGTTATCGACAGCGTTGAACAGCGACAGGAACAACTGATAGTCTTGGGTTGGATCGTCCAGCTTGGTCGGACTTTCCTCAAACATATCCGCCGTCTCCCAATTGTAGTGCGTGAGGTAGCGTTGCTTGTTTGACTCAGCAACAGTCTTAATCCTATCCAACACCTCGGAGTGCGGGTCTTTCTTGATCACCAGCTTGGGTACGGCTGTGCCACCCGACATAATGTTGACTGGCTTGTAAAGCACATCGCTGGATATAGCTCGGCGCAACTTGCGGTTAGCCTCATCACGATACGGCGTGCAGGAAGTATGCCAGCAGAAGATGGTCGGCGCGCCATCTACGAACACCGTTGTGTCGCGGATGCGAGTGTGGCTGGTGTGAGCAGCCTCACCTGGACACTTGCACAGCCCGTGATTCTCGGACTGCCAATCCACTTGTCCTACGATCTCTTCAGCTTGCCGTTGTGCTGTTGTCATAAAATTCAAACTGGCTCTGATTCAAGGGGTAGACACACTGAGGAAACGCCCGATGCAAGATCTCCTTGCATACCACAACGCCAGTTAGTTATTTGAGTTTAGCCATGTAGCCAAGCGTGGCTACAATTAGCTTTCTGGTTTCAGCTTGTATTTCGGACATCCTATCGTAGCTCGCCTGCATTCTTTTGAGTGCAGCCTCCATACGTTTTAAGCTATTCTGTTTTGTCTGTTCTTTCATTTGTTGTATCTCCTTATTTGCTTTCTAGTTCAATCGCCTTTCTGGATGCCTCAACAATATCCTGCGCTGTTATATTCCGCAGAGCATTGCACCAGTATTGGGTCTTGGGAGTCTTGTTGGTTGCATCCTTACACTTGGCCTGGGGCAAGCCTGCATGCGGACGGCAAGGTGCGTGTGGGCAGGTATCGGGCTTGAACACCGATACGTTCTTTGGATAGTAAGTCATACGATCCGATGGATCATACGAACCCCACAGCGACACACACGGCGTATCCAATCCAGCAGCCATGTGATTTACACTGCTATCTGGCGCGACAACGAAGTCAGCCCCGCTGATAATCGGGAACAGCGAGCGCACAGTCTTGGTGCAGTTGAATAAGTCAATCACTCTGGGATGATCCACCTTAAAGTTGTTGCTGTTATCCAGCCCAATGATGACAGCGTGATGTTTGGGGTAAGCCTCTAGCAACGCCAGCACCGCCTCCTGCCCCATCGTTGGCGGGTAGGTACGGGTCGGACCGCTGGACGAAACGTGGTAAGCAAAGAACGGACTAGGCAACGGCCACTTGCCCATCGCCTTCAACTCTTCGTGATCTGGCTCGATGAGATGTAGAACTGGCTTACAATACTTCGCCATCGCCTTCTCATCCCACACACCCATCCACTCGTAGATCCGCTGGTAGCAGTTGCCAGGACCAGTGCCTAGCTTCGTGTTGCCTACCTGACCGCTGAACAGATCGTCAGTAGGTAGGTGTGCATCAAAAGAATCCCACGCCTCCAGCGAAGACGGCAACGGCCACAGCTTTGCACCCAGCCCAGCGTAGAGAGGCAGGTTGCGAGCAGGAGCGTAAACTTCCACAACCCCACCCGACTCTTGCACCAAGTAGTTGACGAAGGCAGTGGCGATGATCGCGTCACCAATTGCACCAGCGCGGTAGACGGCTGTTGCACCACCAGCAGCACGCCCTTTGTAGTACGGCTTGATCTTGTGTGGGCAAGGGATTGAATCGTCCCAGGTTGGTCCAGTTAGCTCATCGGGCAACACATAGGTAGTGCGTGGATAGAGCATATTGTCATCGACTTTGTGAATTGCGTTTGTGTTATTTGTCCATAGTTTCATTTGTTATCCTCCATTATTTTGTTGATGCATCTGATGATTTCTGACGCGACTTGCGGGACGATGGCGTTACCCAATCCTTTAAGTCGGTGTGACCTATTGGGTATCCCATTAGCCACTCGACCCACGTTGGGTTCAGCGAGCCAGATTGCTTCTCCTGATTGTCCGTATGTTGTACCGCTACATCCAGAGTATCCATCGACACTTTCCCGTTCCGCATCCTCCCGCCTATGTACCCGCCCTTCCCGTCCCTGCTTGACGGTGTCGGCCACATCCTCACGGCTGTCTGAAGAGTTGCTCCCCATCTCGTTCCGTTGGCTGATGTCCTCGTCTTGCCGTCCTCGGACACAGCCCCACTCCTTGCTCCCGTGTGCGCTCCTCTCGGACAGGCTGACGGAGTCGGCCACATCTGAGGATGCACAACTTGCTCCCGAAAATTCCCACTCCTTGACCTTCCCTCCCTGTTCTTCTGATTGGTCGAACAATCCTCCGCTTGTCTTGGAGGCAGTGAGTCCATTGAGTTTGGAGTGGCCCACAATCCAAACCCTGTCTCTTCTGTGTGGCGCGTCAACGGCGCAAGCTGGAACAATGATCGGTTCGACTTCGTAACCTTGACCTTCCAAGTCAGCGCACACCTGGTCGAGTGCCAAGTTGACGATCCCAGCAACATTCTCACCAATGATCCAAGCGGGCTTTGCTTCTTGTATAACTCGCAACATTTCAGGCCAGAGGTAACGGTTGTCATCCTTGCCTCGTTGCTTCCCTGCGACTGAGAATGGTTGGCATGGAAACCCACCTGTGAGAAGAGTGACTCCTGCGTATAGCTCGCCTCGTACTTCGCGGATGTCTTTGTGACACGGGACTTCGGGCCAATGCTTTTTGAGGACTGCTTGTGCGTAGGGTTCGTTGTCACAGAAGCCAACGGTTCTATATCCATTCCACTTGGCTGCCAAGGCAAATCCTCCGATCCCACTAAATAAGTCGAGGTGTGTTTTTTCATTCATACGCTCTGCATCTGGTAAGCGTGGTCAACCAATTCCCTAACGCATTTGGAATACTCTTCCTCGGCTGTGCCATAACAATATATCTCGCTGGTAAACCCACCAGCAGATAGGGACAGCTTCCATCTCCATCCCTTCTCATCCCACTCCTTCTTAACCTGCATTGCCAACTCATCCTTGCTTTTCATTCCTCGCCTACCACTTCCTTGCACACCAGACTGGCAGCATCCACCATCGTTATGATCTGAATCATATCTATCGCGTGTCCGTGAGTCGCGCGATCCCTCTCAACTGCAAGCTTATTGCGTGCAATGAGAAGGATCTCGCGCGCCCACTTGAGGCGATCTTTAGCCTCGACTTGCATTACGAACCAGACCGCATCCGAAACTTGCGTGGCTTACTCTTGCCTGCTGCGGATAGGGCAATGGCAATCATCTGCTCGCGTGATCGCGGCTTACCGCCTGCTCCACGCTCGCTACCTTTCCTGCGGTTATCCTTAGCCAACTCACTCATATTCTTCGATACGTCTTTACCTAATGGCATATTCTGTTTTCCTTTCTGTTTATGGTTGTTCCGACTTGTGAAGATCGTAGTAAAAAGAATCTGTATCCTCAGTAACCCACTTGTCACTCTGATTCTCCACGCTGGGTAGGTCGGTATCAACCCGAAACTGCTTTAGATTATCTGGCAACTTCTTAGTAACCCAGTTGGAGTCCCGCCAGAATATTCGATTGTTTGGCATACAAAGTAAGTAGCCATCGTCACCAGCAAACACATGACCGCATTTGTAGTCGGACGGCTCATCGCTGTATGGGTTGTTAAACCAATCCACAGTAAACAAGTATGTACCCCACACTTTAGTCGCATCCCGTAGCAATATCTGCGCGCGATGGTAGGCGAGGAAACTGTACTCGGTCACGGTTACATTCTCGCTGAAGCAGTCCCAAAGCTGTTTGTAGTTAAATGGGATGTCGGCCTCTGGCTCGTGAGTGTATATCTCCGATAGCGGTACTCGACTCCGCAACATTCCAGAGTCAGTCATAACGTGGAAGGTTAGGATTGCCCCAGCGCAAGACTGCAAGGCGAACACATAGACGTTGTAAAACTCCTTGTCCGACTCGGTCTTGGTAAAGAAAGACTTTCTCACCATAGCCTTGAAGCTAGGGATGTTCTCGTTCAGCGTTGCCATTATCGCCAAGCAGGTCCAGTAAACCAAGCCACCAACACCCAGCGCGTACCCCATATTGGCGCACGCGCACGATGCTCAATGTAGGATGGAAACCAGCAACCTGCTCCTTGCTCACGAATAAACTTAGCGTTGTCGATGTCGGCCTTAACCTGCAAGCCACCGCCTAGGTACTCGGATGGCTCAGAAAGATTAACCACAGCAGTCAGCTTGCGATCCGATCCAGTAAACGTATCGTAGTGCCACCAAAACTGCTGGAGTGGATTGTACTTTAGGATCTGCAACTGCTGCACGCCAGTAATGTCAATACGCCAATGCTCTTGGTTTATTGCATCTGTAATCTCCCGCATAATATTATAGATCCAATTATTATGCTGGCCGTAAGGAATCCAGCAGGACGAGCAACTCCTAGCAAACGACCTGCGCGTAGTTCCATCCTTCTTCAATACAGTTGCACGCTTCATCCCGATCACTTCCGCATCTTGGCGTAGCATCTCGCACTGCGTCTTGGTCAGGACGTAGCGATCTACGGCTGCTGTTAAAACCTTCTGCTTAAACTCGTTCATTTAAGTTCCTCGCATAGTTCCAGCAACGCCTTGTTTAGCGCATACTCAAAGCAAGCCATTTTATCTTTAGCCAAGTGCTGACGGCCAGCCCTTGCCAACGCCTCGTAAAGATCATCGTCAACATCAAGCATTACCCTTACGGCTTTTTGCTCCAATGTTTTTACCAGAGTTATCTTTCTGTCTTTCTTTTTCATAGGTCCAATTCCTTTCTTATGTAGTCAATCAGTTTGAAGATGATGTACAACGCACAGTAGATTGCCGACAAAGTCAGCGAACTGTAAAGAATAAAAGAAGCAATTACCCAAACTATTGAGCCAAGATCAAGTAGGCAGAACATAGTCGTTTTCCTTTAGTTTCCTTAACAGCGTTCTATTGTCGATCTGCACCCCGCTGGCTCTGCACCACCAAGAGACAACGCCCGTCTTAAAGTCACGCAGTAGCT